CGATGACTTGGATGGAGTTTTTTGCTTTGTGCAATGTTGTATGCGATATCATTTTGATCTTGCAAAACCGCAATAAACGGAAATAACCGCCCCGAGCTACCAACTTGGACGGTTATTTCTTAGCTAACCATTGGGAGCAGACCGTTTCCGATGCGCTCTTTCTATTTTTATTATACTTAAATCCATCCGGTTTGTCAAGTAGCAGACCGGATTTTTTTATTCTTTTCCACACCTCACTGTGGAAAGTACTCACCCGTCACGTCATCCGAAACGCCCCGTTCTGTTCCGGTGCATCCGGCCGCTTTAGCTGTGCCTGACAGAGATGTTTCTGTCGGGTGCGGAGCGTCTCCCGGAATGCCAGCAGTTCTTCCGGATTCATGCGCTCCACTGCCGCCGAAACAGCATCCTTTTCCGTGCAGCCCTCTACCAGAAACCGCAGCCGCACCACATCCTGCCGCAGTGCATTCTGCATGCGGTTCAGCAAAACGTCCCGGTTTTGCAGCTGCTGTTCCAGTTGTTTGCAGCGCTGTGCGCCGTCCGTCTCCGAGCGGAACTGCTTGGTGACGCCTGCCTCACGCTGCGCCGGCACAGCCACAAAGCTCCACTCATAGGCATCCGTCACATCTCCCAGCACCACATGACAAAGCTTGTCTCCGTACCGCTGCCCCATCCGGTGGGAACAGGGGGAATTCCTGCGGTCGCCGCCGCAGACGGAGCAGGTCTGGGATGCTGCCGCACAGGAAATGCTCACCTCCTTCTTGATGCCGCCGTCAATTTCCCGGATCAGATCCCGGTTGGCATCGGTGCGCACCATGTAGGCGTGTCCCTTCAAAAAGGTATACACCTCGCCGGCAGCCGTGATGCGTTCCGGATCCTGTACCAGTTCTGCCGCATAGAGCCGTGCCGTCTGGTTCTCTCCCTTGGGGTTGTGGTCAAAAATGCCCGTTTTTCCGACAAAAAGCGTTTTCAGCTGTTCCAGCGCCTCCAGAGAAAAGCGTTCGCCGTCCCGGTCGATCTCGTTGTCGCACAGCCGCACATCAAAGAGGAACACCTCTTCCTGGGTCAGCGTGCGCCGGGTAAACTGGTTCAGCTGCGCCAGCCTGACCACCATCTCCTCTGTACCGGGATTTTCCGTCTTGTTTTCTGCCATTCTGTTCTTCTCCTCTCTGCTGTACTGTTTTCCACCCCTGTGGAAAACCCACCCGTTTCACAATCTCCCGCCCGTACAGCACTTTCCACACACTTTCCACTTTTCCACGTGGAAAGATAAGTCACCTTTTTCGAGTGTCTTTCATTACAGGCTCAGCACGTGTACCGCCTCATTCAGCATGACACGGAACGCCACACGAATAGAAACCGTAATCACATCCAGCTGGCTGTCGATCAGCTTGTCTGTCTCCAGCAGCAGGTCGTCGGTGGTGATCATCTCCAGGGCAAAGCGCTTGTCCAGACCGATCAGATACTCCGAGGACATTCCGGCACACTTGCGCAGCTGTGCGCCAAAGGGCAGCAGAATGGTGCTGGGCTGAGCGGACGCCATATCCTGCATCTGCTCCATGCCCATGATCTTTGCCGCAGCTGCCGGCGATGCCAGCACAGTGGTCATGTCAAAATCGCTGAATTCTCCGTACAATTTCGTCAGATCGGCATAGGTCAACACGCCCTCTGCGGCAGTGTCAATGGAAGAGCCGTTGTTGTCCTTCATGCTGAGGATGCTCTGTCCCAGCAGGGCATTCGCCAGGCGCACACCTACCGCACGCAGCACAGCGCTGAACGCATCCAGGCGCTGGCGGCGGATCGCCTCATAGGACGCATGGATGGAACGGCCGAACTTGTTCAGCCGGGTGGTGGTCACTGCCTCCAGATAGGACGCCGTGGGCAGGGCATTGCCCTGGGTGGTCTTGGTGGAATACGCCGCCGTATCGGTCAGCACTGCCGGCTGATACTCACCGCCGGGAGACAGGGTGTGTACTGCCACCAGGTCAGACAGCACAGACTGCTCCATGCCGCTGCGGATGGCACGGCGGATGAACTCCGGAAACAGCACGGCGCTGTCGGTGGTGGAGAAAAACTTTTCCACACGGTCGCAGTGAGAACCGCTGACGTGAATGTCGAAACGCTTCAGCTGGCGCTCATAGGCATCCAGTCCTGCCAGCGGTGTTTCGGCATAGCCGCCGGAGGGATCCATGCTCTCCAGCACCTCAGAAAAGCTCTTGCCTGTGATGTGATACATACCCTTTTCCAGTTTCAGATCTTTGTACATAAGTTACCTTACCTTTCCGCCGCTTTCTGCGGCAACACAATATAAAAATGATTGAGAGCCTATTGGCACATTTTTAAGATGTCCCCCTTAAAAAGGCGCCCGTAGGGTGTGCCTTGTGCTGGGATGTCAGCGTAGCTGACAGGGGAATTACACCGGATAAAACTCGTCCCGGTATGCCTCCAGCCGTGTCCGCACACCGTTCTGATTGCCGGTCATGCGGATGTGTGTCACCGGCGCATCCAGCAGTGCGCTGCCGTAGGTGATCCGGTCGCCCAGATCTGCCTCCACTGCGCCGATCAGGTCGAAATAATAGGACAGTAGCCCACGCCCGGCGAATTTCCGGCGAAACACCAGCGCCTGCTGCGGATCATAGAGATACTGCCGGTCCAGAGACAGCTTGCGGCTGCGCACCAGCCCTCTTTCTTCCGCAAGCGTGTCGTTTTCCTGGAATTTACCGTATGTTCCGTCGGTATCTGCCATGGAAAAACTGCTGTAGATGCGGGACTGGTCTGTCACCATGCCCATTCCCAGCAGCGATCCCGGCTGCATATGAAACGTCCGGTACGATTCCGGCAGGTGCATCCGCACTTCGTTGGCGTGATACACAAAGGGATACCGCTGGCACAGCTTATAGGTGAGGTTCGCTGCGCCGTCCCACAGGCTGGTGTTTTCCTTGACAAAGAGATAGTTGCTGGTGTCCGTGCTGGATTCCCAGGTGATCTCCTTGGGAAACGAAACAAACTCCTGCATCAGCCTGTCCAGGGACATGGCGGTGTGCAGCCCCGGTTCCAGCTGGTTCTGGAGCAGCATTGCAGTCAGCCCACGGGACGAGATCTGCACCCGTGCAATGCCATTTTCCAGCGTCAACCGGCACTGTTCCACCGTCCCGAAGTGCATCTCCGTGCCGTTCACCAAAAGCTGTACCCGGGATACGTCGGCGAACTGGGTCAGCGAAAAGCTGCCGTATGCCGCCGCCGTCAGCTGGCTGTAGGGCGTGTACATCTCCTTGTCCAGCGTAAACGAAGCGATTCCGCTGGAAATCTGTGTTTTGCTGTTTTTCCCCATGAGAACCAGCTGTATCATGTGCTTTCTGTCACCTCCCCGGTCTCCGGCGGCACATAGGTCAATACGCTGGGGACGATCAGCGTCATCTGACAGGGCAGCACCCCGTCCATCGCCTTTTCCGCAATGGAATACCCCACGATCTCCGCCATGGAAAAGCGCATATCCCGGAGCGTAAAGCTGAACCGGGTCTTTTCCCGCAGCGCCGCATCCAGCGGCAGGATCACCTCATAAGGACGCTCCAGGCAGAAAAAGCTGCCGTCCAGCACCAGCTGTTTGGTGCGTGCGCCGCTGTTGGTCACATAACAGCTGCCCTGTACACCGTTTTGCTGGGCATACTGCCGGACACAGGAGAGCTTCCAGCCCGTGGCGTGAAATGTAAGATCGCCCAGCTTGACGGGAAAACTCCGGGGCGTGACCGCCCGAAACAAACCGCTCATACCAGATGTGCCTCCTCTCTGTGCATCTGAAATACACCGTCCATGCCGAATGTTCCCTTCACGGCGATGCGCCGGAACTGGCGCAGTTCCTCCGGACTGCCGATGCGGATGTGCTGTAATGCAAAGCCTGCGGAGAGCATCCCGGAGAATACCTCCCGGCAGTAGCTGTCATACAGGGTGCGCACATCCGTATCCGGCGGCGCCAGCAGAATGACCTGTACAGATGCCGTAAAGGGATAGTACAGGAATTCGCCGCTGAGAAAGGGCGACTGCATCTCCGTCCCGGAAATTCCCACGGTGAGGAACCAGTCCGGGCGCTTGTCGAAGGGTGTCGGATCATAGGCATCGTAGATCTGCCACTCCGCCCGGTCCGCCAGCGCCGCTTTCACCTTTTTCAAAAGCTGATCCATGAGCATTGCGCTCACCTCCTTTCTTATGCCACTGCCAGAAACAGAAACGATTTCTCTTCCAGCAGGGCGTGACACAGG